TCTTTAATTGTTAAAGGCTTAAGCTTAACCGTTGCGCCATTTTGTAGCTGAATTTCTTCAACATCGTATACTGTTGTTGCCATTTAATCCTCCTAGGATCTAGTCTTAATTATTGTATCATATTGACTATATAAGGGCAATAAAAAACCCCTCAATTTCTTGAGGGGCTTTTATTAATTAATTAATATTAATTATAGCCAGGTGCGGTCTACGATTGTACCGTATTCTGCGCCTGCATCTCCTGCTGCTCCTGATGGAAGCAAACGGAATGTTACTGGGAATGTTGATGCTGCGTTACGAGCCAAAGAGAACTGTGACTGTTGTACAGAAAGAACACGACGTGCATAATATACACGCTCTGTCTTTGATGATGCTGCAGTTGTTGGAGCCTGTCCAATTGCAACTAGCTGACGCTCAACTGGAGCTTCTCCTAGTGCACCTGCTGCAAGTCCTAGCTTCTTACCTGACTCAGTAAGAGTTGCTTGTGACTGACCAAATACGGCAAGAACGTTCTCAAGAGTTCCTTCTGCCATTTCTGTTGCAATCATAACTTCCATTGTCTCCTTGAACAGCTTAGCTGTATCAAGAAGCTGATCTACTGTTACTGAACCGTATGATGGGTTGTATGTAATCTGAAGACCGTTGTTTGTAAATCCAACGTTTCGATATCCTGCACCAGTTGTTGCTGAAGAAGTTGTGTTGTCTACATCTACTGCGTTAAGTGTTGCGATGTATGACTCTCCTGCTACGTAACCAACTACTGGTGTACCTGATCCTGCTGTTCCATTCTTAAATGCTGGAACTGTCTTGTTACGACCAACTGCTCCTGTTACTGCAGTTCCTGGTACCAAGTTCTCTACGTATCCTGATGTAGTAGAATCTTCTACTGACAAGAATAGCGGAGACGCTCCAACAAGAATGTTTCTAGCATTACCTGTGTTTTGTGCCATGTTGTAAAACCTCCATTAAATAAATATATATATATTGACTTACTTTAGATCAAGCTGGCTAGGCTCATTTCCTCTTACCTAATTTTACTGGAAATAGGGTTTAAAAGCAACTATGCAAATCTTCCTACGCCGTTTGTGACTCTTGAGTATTTGACTTCTAGTATTACGTCTGTCGATAGGAACCCCTGAAGCTCCTGAGAAGGATCAATAGGGGTTGTCTCCTGGACATATATGCTGTGGAAGATTAATTTATTGGTAGTAATTGATGAATTTACGTCTTGGGCAGACTCATCCATTCTCCTAAATAGGTCCATGAGTAGATTTCTTATCTCATATATCTCTGTGATGTTTGTTGAGTAAATTGTAAATAGGACCTTCTCGCAGCAAATCATCCAATTCTCTTCATAGGATAAACCAATCTTGTCATAGACAATATGCTTCTTGCCGCTAAGGAACTGATCCATTTCTGGCAATTGCTGAACTGGGATAATTGGGAGGACTTCTCTTCCTAGGTTATCTGAATAGTAGTCGTTCTCATTGAACATTCCCGCCAACTTTAATTCTTTCCATAGGAATTTGCGGAGCTCAAACATTGCGTCTATTTTATAATCTACGGTCATAGTGCTCCTCCAAATGATGCTCTCAGGGCTGAGTCAGCCTGCATTCTTATTTTACCAGCACTAAAGCTATATTGCACTTTTCTAATATTAATAGGGACAGCAAGAGCTTTTGACATTGCTGAATTAAATATCCTCTGAAATCCCGATGCTTTGATAGAAGAATTTACTAGTTGCCCACCAAAGAATCTTCCATATGAAAGAGAAAATTGATTTGTAGCAGCAGTGCCTCCAGGCCTTTTAACGACTACAGAGGAGCCTTTAGGCATAAAGACTGTTCTACCATCTAATTCAAATACTAAGCGCTCTGCTGACCTTGGGCGAATTACTACGGGCATTCCAGCTTCGATTACAGATGCTTTGTTTGCAAACACATACTTTTTCTTTTGTTTTTTATTTTTTGATGGTACAGAAGACTTGGATAGTTTAAAATCTCTAGATATTCTAAAAGATAATCCTGGTTGATCAACTAATGTTAGATTAAACAGTCTATGTGCTGGGCTTCCAACTTTATTCCATTCATAAACATGATGAAGTGCTTTTGGCTTGCTTCTTGCTTGAGCATCTATATATTGACCAAAGTCTTTGTCTATTTGATTAAAGATAGTTTTTTTAAATAGGCTTGCAAATTCTGCATTTCGAGTTAGTTTAGATAGTACGCTTGCTTCATAATATAAGAATGCAGATATTTGTGCTACCGTGCTATCGGTTATAACACCTGGAACTGAACCTGCCATTAATCTTTCTAGTCCGCTAGATGCTTGTATTAAGGCTACGCTATTGTCCAATTACCTGACTCTCCGATCTCTTGACGGTTGTGTTGTATCCAACAATTCCGCCCAGTGGTTCGGTCATTGGTGTGACTCCCATTACCTCAAATACTGTAGGGGTGTTATTTGGAAAATCTACTTCTTCCCAAATTATTGTCCCATCTGCGGTTCTGATGTTGGTAATCTTTTCTCTAAATGTAAGCTTGGTGGCAGTTCTTATTTGCAAAACTTGATCATTAAGATACTTGTTAGAAAAAACTTGTTTGTCTCCAGATCGGGTAGATGCTGAGTTGCTAATTATTCCTTTTGCATGGCAAGCTACTGTTCTATTAAACTGCCATTCTTTTTTAAATGCGCCTGTTGACTCGTCTTGTGTATCAAATTGCTTATATACGTCCATAAGCATAGGCAGGACTGAATCAACAATGCTGTACATTAGATAAGAACCATTTGAGTAATTACATAAGGTGTTAGAAGCTGGTCTACGTACAGATTCCCTGTTCCTGATGATGCCGAGCTATTATACTCAAAACTCCAGTCGAATGTCTTAATTGATTTAATGTACTTATTTCTCCAGGTCTTATCCTTAGAGAAGTAGTCTTTCATTAATTCTATTGTTGCCAGTTGTACTGCATCTGGCACGGTTTCCCAGCCAAATTCTCCAACCACTTTATACTGGACATTCTTTGAGAACACTCCATTAAACGTGTCGTTAATTGTTGGAGGCACTAGTCCATTTGCAACATATACTGCGTTATCTAGCAGGTTTGTTCTATTAACTCTTATAGCAAAACCACTCTCTGAAACAACTGGATCATATAGCCAATTGTTTACAGGAGGGTTTACAAGATTATTGACAAGCAATATATCATTAGAATACAACTGATAGATCTTATTTAACTTAGATGAAAGGGGAAGCGTATCTGATTCATCACCGTAAATAACTTGATTATCTGTGTATAGATAAAAGTCTTGCCCTGTGTAATCTTCAATTATCTTTCTTGCATATCTTTCTGCAGATTGAAGATCTCCATACGTCTTATAATTTGGATCGCTTGGGTCCGACCCAAAGTTCAAATCGTCTATCTGTTCATTGATAGAGATGTATGGGGTAATAACATTTAAATACGTTGTATGGGTTCCAGTCGATCCAGGGGATACAACATACTCCCAGACAAGCTTTAGCTTTCTAGGATTTGCTGTGTAGGAAAATGGCAAGATTACTTGATATGTTCCAGCATCTGTCTCAACCGCTGTAGCGGTCAATGTGATTAAAATGGTATTAGGATTAACGTTACTAGTTATACTTTGTGTAACATCGTATACTTTTGCTGTAACGCTTCCTGATGGGGATACCAATTCCCCCTGCCAATAGATCTTTGTTCTGACTGGCGAATTGCTGTTTACATATATCTCTGCCATTTTACAAGCTTAGATTAGTTGTAATACTCCTGAACTTCCTTTGGAGTTGCTAATCTGAAGCCCTCCTCCTTATCAAAAATTTCTTGAGCATTTTCTTCTGTCATCGCAATGAAAGGATGCTCTTTTGTGAATGTGAATCCAATAACGTCGTACCTGTAGTTTTCTCTAGTCATTCTAACTAGGACTGTGTTTTCTGGCTGAGCATCTGGATTAAATCTTGGAAGGATTTCTTCTGTATCGGCAAACTCTTCTGCTGCCTCTTCAATATCCTTAACAGTCTTTTGATACACAGACCATGTGACTCCCTCTTCTGCAAGGGCGGCAACGATATCTGCCTTACTCTTAATTCCATCAGTGTCAACTGCAAAGTCCTCTGCAATTTTTCTGAGTTCTGCTACTTTCAATGTCTCAAATGACATATTATCTCCTTTGTTAGGTTCTTTAATTATAGCATTGTTAAATTAAAATGAAAAGCCCCCAAAATTAATTGGGGGCCTTTCGGGGGTTAATTCTTAATTAATTAAGAAGCAACCTTAACGTTCTTTACGACTACCCAAGCATCTGCCTGCTCGATCTGGACGCCAACACGAGTATACATTGTGTACTCAATTGAGTCCTTACGTGGCCAGAAGAATCGGTAAACAGTTACATCACGCTTGACACCAATAACTACGTTATTTGGGAATGACAAGTGGATATCTCCGTGTGATCCTGTTGGAGTTGTGTAATCTCCAGTTTGTGTCTCATTAAGAAGTGGTACTTCAACAATCGGAATACCGAATGCGAATGGTGCCACATATCCTGCTGGTCCACCTAGAGGTGCGACTCCGCCACGGATTACGCTTGATGCGATGTCCTGTGGGATAGTCTGGTTTGTTCCAATGCTGTTAGCATATAGGAAATCCTGAATCAAGTTTGATCCAGCAAGGAAGCGAAGGTCTCCACGACGTTGCTTGTACTTACGTGGCATAGCCTTAAGCGCCTTGTTGAATACTTCACGAGATACTGCGGCTCCAGCTGCGTCTACGACACGACCTGATGCCTTTGCCTTCTTTACAACACCATCAAATGACTTGTATAGTGCATCTGTGGTTAGAGCTGTATTTCCATTGAGGATTACATCTTCAATGTCATTACCTGCTTGTGTCGCCATCAAACGTGCAATGTGATCTTCAAGATCTGCACCTTCGATGTTATCTTCTAGTGACTCTGTTGAGAGCTCCCAGTCCATGCGTAGTTTCTTTGTTGTTAGAGAAATTTTTGAGAAAGTAACAGCGTTATTTGCTGCTGTGTCGTCACCTTCGGTTGCAAGCTTCATAAGCTTCTCACCAACGGACATACGATCAATCTCGGCTGTGTCTGACTTCATACGTACTGTACGTGCGACCTTACCAATTACGGTTGCGTCGAACATATAGTCAAGGAATCGAGCAGACTGTTCTGGGTTAAGAAGACCACCATTGCCAGCTTCGCTAGCTCTGTGTACTCCTGTGCCCCCAGTTGTTGAAGCGAATGTGCCAGTGGCAGTTGTGCCAGCTGCAATTGCTTTTTCTAATGTTTCATTGCTCATTTATTTTATACCTACCTTAGTTAAATATTTCATTCACGGAACCGAGGAAAGAACCGTTCCACTTTGATTTTTTGATTGTTACTTCCTCTGATCGGCCAAGATCAGAAGACTTCTTAATTGCAGTCTCGGATTCTACTGCATCGACACGCTTTTGTACACTATCAATCGTGTTCTTGATATCATTTACAGCGCTTGAAAGTGCTGTGTGTTGTTCTGCCAACTCTGAGATGCGAACATCTACGCTCTTGCTAAAGGTTTCAACAGTTTCTTTAATTGCTGTAACCTGTGATGCATTTGCTTCTGATGCTTTACCTAGAGTTTCTGAGAAAAAGCCTTTTAGATCGCCTAACATCTTCGCAAAATCAGGTTCATCAACCTTATCTTCTGATACTTCGGCTGCTTTTTCCAGAGTTTCGGCAGGAACGTCTTCTGACACTGCATCTTCTGCAGGAGTCTCAGCTGGTGCATCTTCTGCAACAACTGCTGTCTCTTCAACGGCTGTCTCTGCTGGTGCAACTTCTGCTACTGCTTCTACTGCAACATCTTCAACAACTACGTTTTCTGTGTTTTCTGACATTTCATTACCTCCTTCTGCGTTTGCCTGTTTTGCAATTTTTTGTGTTTCAGGCAACGTAAATCTTGATTGCTTATGTGCATCAAGAATCTTATCTATCTCTTTTGCTTTGTTAACATCTGAACTCTCAACCCAACCAATTAGTGTTGTTGGCTTGCCAGATACTGGCGAGTCATATGTTTTATCTGTTGAGATAAAAACAGAATCACTGTCTTCACAGTAAAATATATTTTCGGTTACAACTCCAACAGCAATACCTTTTGCTATAAGTTGTCCGTTTACTTTCTGTATAGAAAGAATGTTGCATAATTCATTTGCTGGTGAATCAACAACTGAAAGTTCGATTAGATCGTATCCCTTGATAAAGCGAACAGATTTACCTGTAGCCTTATTAACTTCGTTATCTGATTCTGAAATCTTTCCGCCGATTGAAAATCCTTGCAATGTTCCGTCTAAAATCTTTTCCCAGGTGTCCTGAGCGCCCTTTGAAATGTATGCGTCTACATAAACTCCGTTATAAAATTCTTTTGACTTTGGGTCATAAAAAGTTTCTGGCTTAAAGGAAACCATTTTGCCAACTGCGTTTGATCCATGCATCTCACGGATGTTACCTCTGAAGCTTTCAAATGCCTTTAGGCTTGCCTCTGCGGTTACAACATCTCCTGTTTGATCTACGTTATCAAGCGTAGCAAATCCAGATACCGTTCTCTTTTCACGGTTAACTTTAGTAAAAGGAACCGATAAAACAATATCATTTCCATGGCTAGTCCACAAAGACTTTTCAATGTTCATATGCTTAATTTTATAGTGTTATACAATATAAAGCAAATAACAGTTGAGTAGACTTAGTCAACCTGACTTCCGTCGCCTTTTGCATTTCTGCCTTCTCCAGATATATCGGGGGAAGCGGCAGATCTTTCAGAATCTCTGGCTCGGGTTTTTCCTGCTGTGGCTCTTTGGTCGGCAGCCTGCTGTGGCTTTAATTCAACCATATCGTCTCCGCCGTCTAAAGGAATCATACCCTTTCTAATTCTAACTTCATTAGGGGTAATTACCTGCATTCTTAAATATCTTTCATCGATTTTAGACTGGGTGTCTTCGTCGGTTAGAGTTAATTCATTAAATTTAAGAGATAGGGCATCTGTTTTTTCATCAAATATTAGATTAATCTTTTTCTCTAAAATCATTTGAGCTGGTCTGCATACTTGCTCTTTAAATGTTTTATCGGCATCTCTTGCTACCGCTAAATTAACTCCTTCTGGAGTTCCGATTTTATTAATTGGGACTCTATGGGCCAATAGGATTTCGTCTCTATTTGATTTACGGTATTTCTCAAATGAGCCTTCTTGATTACCCGCCTCAATTGGTTCCATTTTAAATTCAACCTTTGAGTCTGCGCTGTCGGCTGGTAGGGGAACATAAAGCGATCTATGGTTCTTACCCTTTAATCCGACCTGGAAAAACTCAAGTAATTTACGCTCTGACTCTGGAGAAAGCTTTGCTCCCTTAACAGTAATAATATATCGTGGGACTGCTTTGTTCTCAAAGTAATCTAGGTTATATCTTCCAGACAACTCGTTACCCGCAAGTGCAACCTGAGCTGCAACAATATCTGGGGTTCCGTAATAGTTGTTCATCGGGGTATACTTCTTTAAATGAATAATTTCGTTTGGACGGTCTTCTTGTCCTGCAATTGGATTCTCTGTTTGTGTATCTCCGAAGTTATTAAAGAACACAGCCTTGCCATAAAGTAGTTGAACAAACCCATCTCTTAGTCTACGAACACGCATTGTCTTTGCTGGGATATGCCCAATGTATCCAATGTTTCCGCCAACTGTTCTGCCAACTTCGATATATCCATTACCTGTTGCTTCTAAGTCTGTGTATACCTTGATCAATGTCTGTGTAAATGTGTCTTCATCGTTTGTTGAATCTAGCCAGGCGTGTAGATCTTGACG